GAAGATAGTCTACAAAACAAGTCTGCTCCTCTCGACTTCTTCTTAGGCTAACATGCGTAACGTATACTTCACGAACGGTACCTCAAACGAGCAGTACCTTTTAGAAGACCTGATCATAGAGTCTATACGAGTCTATGGTCAAGACATGTACTACATACCAAGGATCCTCATAGCGAAGGACGATATACTTGGCGAAGATAGGCTATCGCAGTTTAAGAACGCGTACCCTATCGAGATGTACCTCGAGTCTGTAAGTGGGTTTGAAGGTCAAGGAGCATTCATCAACAAGTTTGGCTTGATGATGGAGCAGTCAGCGACGTTAACCGTAGCTCGTCGTACATGGGAACGATTCGTGGGTCGTCACGCTGACGCCACTTTGCCAAACCGCCCGGCTGAAGGCGACTTGTTGTACTTCCCCCTAACTAACGGGCTGTTCGAGATAAAGTTCGTCGAGCATCAAGACCCGTTCTACCAGTTAGGTAAGCTATACGTCTATAGGTTAGAGGTTGAGTTGTTCCAGTACGCGTCTGAGGTAATCGATACAGGCATACAACCTCTTGACGAGTTTGAATCGTTGAAGACTTTCGACGTGACTAAGCAGACCAACGTCGATAACCAACAAAGGGCTGGTGACAACAATAAGTTTAAGTCTCAAGCGACCGCGATAACTTTCGACGTCAACAACCCGTTCGGCGAGTAACATGCTAAACAACAATATATTTTACCATCAGATAACACGTAAGCTGATCGTCGCTTTCGGTAGCTTGTTTAGCAACATCAAGATAGCGCGAAAGAAAGATAACACCGTGATGCAGACCCTTGAGGTGCCTATCTCTTACGCTCCTAAAGAAAAATGGTTGGTTCGTGTAGAGCAAGATCCCAACTTAGACTCCCACACCTACACCACGTTACCTCGCATGTCGTTTGAGATCACGGGTATGTCATATGATTCATCTCGTAAGGTAAACCGCATGAACTACATAACATGTGGTGACAACGACAGCACACTTAAGAAGGTATACTCTCCTGTCCCATACAACTATGACGTATCTCTGTACGTACTATCTAAGACACAAGAAGATGCTCTGCAGATAGTCGAACAGATACTGCCGACGTTTACTCCTGAGTATACGATGTCTATCAAGCCCATATCGATGAACGACTTGGTGATAGATGTGCCTATCATCCTGAACTCTGTGTCGATACAGGATGACTATGACGGAGACTTCCAAACAAGAAGGTTCGTGACGTATACGCTCAACTTCACGCTCAAGTCTAACATGTTTGGACCAGTGATCGATGGCAAGGTCATCACGAAGACGTTGGTCGACGTCAGCAACATCGATGACCTGAGCGGTCAAGCTGACATCGCGAAGAACATAGTACAAGGCAACCCTGCTACAGGCAACGTCACACAAAATTTATGGAATGAGTTCTAACTTGATCGACTTCTCTAGGTTAAAGGTATACAACAACAACTCGAACCTAAAAGGTGCGGGTCAGAACATCTCGTACACCGAAGACCAAGTAAAAGAATACTTGAAGTGTGCAGAGGATCCGGTATACTTCATCAACACATACTGCATGATCGTTACTCTTGACCACGGGTTGCAACCGTTCAAGCTTTATGAGTGCCAAGTCAAGAAGATACGTATCATCCATGAGAACCGTAAGGTCATACTCATGGAAGGCAGGCAGCAGGGTAAGACGACAACCTCTGCTGCTTACATACTTTGGTACACGCTGTTCCAGTCAAACAAGACGGTAGCCATACTTGCAAATAAGTCTGCAGCTGCGCGCGAGGTACTAAACAGGTATCAGACCATGTATGAGTGTCTACCGAAGTGGATGCAGCAAGGTGTGACTACATGGAACAAGGGTGACATAGAGCTTGAGAACGGTTCGAAGGTGTTTACAGCCGCGACGTCAAGCTCTGGTATCCGTGGTAAATCTGTCAACCTTCTGTACGTTGACGAAGCCGCTATCGTACCCAACAACATCGCAGAACAGTTCTTTACGTCGGTATACCCAACGATATCTGCGGGTGAGACAACCAAGATCCTTCTCAGCTCTACGCCTCTTGGGTATAACCACTTCTGGAAGTTCTGGAACGACGCTGAGAACAACAGGAACGGCTTCATCAACCTGTTTATCCCATACTGGGAGATACCAGGTCGAGATGAAAGGTGGGCAGAAGAACAACGTAGGTTGCTTGGAGAGCTTAAGTTTAACCAGGAGGTCTTATGTAAGTTCCTTGGTTCTAGCTTAACGTTGATAGCAGCAGACACAATAGCGCAGATGTCGCCGTTGGCACCCGACTTTTCTTCTGCTGACGGACTCGACGTATACCAAAAGCCCATAGAAGGACATACCTACGTCATGACTGTCGATCCTGCTAAAGGTGTCGAGATGGACAACTCGGCTATAGTGGTGGTAGACATAAGTCAGACTCCATACAGCGTCGTCGCGAAATACAAGAATAACAAGATACCGCCGATGTTGTTTCCAAACGTGATATATAAGTTGGGTACTCAGTATAACAACGCACATGTGTTGATAGAGTTGAATGCTGGAGAGCAGGTTGCCCAGATCTTGCACGGTGACATGGAGTATGAAAACATACTGTTCGTTACCCGTCATACGAAGGGTCAGTCAGTTTCAGCTGGATTTGGAGGAGGTAAGACACAGCTCGGTGTCTATACAGATAAGAAGACTAAGAGGTTGGGATGCTTCAACCTTAAGAGTTTGGTAGAAAACAAAAAGCTTCTGGTCAATGACGTCGATATCATATCCGAGATCTCTACTTTCATAGAGAAGAAGGACTCGTATTGTGCTGATGAAGGTTATCATGATGACTTGGTGATGTGTCTGGTACTGTTTGCTTGGGCGTCAAGCAGCGATTACTTTGAAGATTTGAGTAATATAAATATCAGACAAGCGATCTATGAAAACCATATGAGAGCGATAGAGGAACAACTAACGCCCTTTGGCTTTTATAACGACGGTCGAGAGACAGATGAACAAGCTTCCATACGGCAGCTATTGTCTTCATAAAACATACCTTTTTATAAATAATAAAAGTTCCAGAAGGTTGGATAATTAAAATAAGGAGTGCAAAATGCCTACACAACTTAGCCCAGGCGTAGCAGTAGTCGAAAAAGACTTTTCGTCAATTGTTCCAGCCGTATCGTCATCGGCTGGCGCATATGCTGGTGCGTTTTCCTGGGGCCCCATCGAGTTTCCTATTCGTTTGTCGTCAGAGAACGAACTGGTTGCAAAGTTTGGTGCGCCTACTGATAGTAACTATCAGTCTTTCTTCTCAGCCGCAAACTTCTTAGCATATGCTAACACCTTATACGTAAGTCGTATAGATGCAGCAGGCCTTAAGAATGCAACTTCCACGATGTCTGGCGGTTTAGCAGGAGTTACCGTGACGAACCAAGGTCTTGGTTACACGTCAGCGACACCTCCAGCTGTTACTGTTAGTGCTCCAAACATCGCCGGTGGAGTACAAGCAACTGTAACCATCACGATGACGTCATATGATGATAATGGCACCACGAAGTATAAAGTAGGTACAGCTGTAGTTGGTAATGCAGGAAGCGGTTATACTGCGACTCCTACCATAACGGTAGCAGCTCCTGCGGCAGGCACGACTGCAGTATTGACTGCTGCAGCAACAGTTGTAGGTGGAGTTAAGATCAAGAACTCCAACCATTACTTAGAAAACTTTTCTGAAGGCGTCGAAGAGTTTGGTACCTTTGCAGCTAAGTATTCCGGTACAAGAGCAAACGGAGTTAGGGTATACTTAGTAGATCGCGGCAACTGGGAAACTATCCCAGCCGACGTGAAAGCGCTTCTTCCTGGTCAACCTGGAACTTCTGACTTTGCCGCTCGCAATGTCGGTCCAAACGTGTATGACGAGTTGCACGTCGTAGTCGTCGATAACGGTAGAGGTTCTTTCAGCGGTGTTCCAGGTTCAGTGTTAGAAAAGTTTGAGTATCTTTCAAAGATCACCGATGCTCAGCGTTCCGATGGCACAAACTTCTATTATAAGACGTATATCAACCAAAACTCTTCTTATCTATGGACTCTAGAACATCCAACTGATACTGAAGATGAAGGAACCTCTTCTTCAGTCGTAAGTGCAGGTCTAGTAAGTTTTGTTGCCGCCGGGAGCAAGATCACCTGTGCAGCGGTCGGAGAGTTTACAGGCTTAGCTAACCTTAAGACATACTTAGATAACTCGCACACCCCGGTAGAGATCATCGTTACAGGTACCGCATCAAACAACGGTCAATACACGGTTACTGCAGTTAACGCTATCCCAGTAAGTCAAGTAGATCCTACCATTGCTTCATATGAGATCCTAGTTTCAACTGCCGTTACCAACGAGAATAACGTATCATGTAACATCGATCGTAAGATGAAGGTTAATTGGGGAGTCCCAGCAAGCGCATTCACTACAGTAGTAGGAAGCAAAGCGATGGATGTTATGGGAGAAGGTACTTCTGGAGAGTATACTCTTAACGGTGGTACGGATGACTTTGCTGCAACCGACGCAGCTATACAGACCGCATACGCGATGTACGCAAACGTAGATGATTACGATGTATCGTTAGTTGTTGCAGGAAACGTGTCTGCTACTACCGCAAACAACATAATCTCTAACGTTGCTGAAGTCAGGAAAGATTGTATGGTATTCATCTCTCCTCGCAACACCAGCGGCAACCCATGGATCACCTCGACACAGTCTGGTGATGCTGTTACAGCAGCTGTTGCGTATAAGAATTCAGTAAATACAAGCAGCTCGTTCGCTGTGATTGATTCTGGTTGGAAGTATCAGTATGACCGTTACAACGACAAGTATCGTTGGGTAACCCTGAACGCGGATACCGCAGGTCTTTGCGCACGTACTGACCTTACAGCAGATACATGGTATTCTCCTGGCGGCTTTAACCGTGGCCAGATCAAGAACGTCGTTAAGCTTGGTTTCAACCCTAACCAGAGCCAGCGCGACGAGCTTTACAAAAATGGCATCAACCCAGTCGTAACCTTCCCAGGTCAAGGCACCGTGCTTTACGGCGATAAGACGATGCTTGCTAAGCCTTCAGCGTTTGATCGTATCAACGTACGTCGTCTGTTCATCGTCCTCGAGAAAGCTATCGCTACAGCTGCTAAGTATCAGTTGTTCGAGTTCAACGACAGCTTTACCCGCGCTCAGTTCCGTAACTTGATCGAGCCGTTCCTTCGTGACGTACAAGGTAGAAGGGGTATCGTAGACTTCAAGGTGGTCTGCGACGAGA